TCGGGGGCGATTGTGTACAAAGGTGCAGATGGTCAGGGTCAGTTGACCAACGAGCAATACGACCGGCTGATCGGCGAGATGGAGAGCCATCATCAGGGCGCGCGCAATGCGGGCCGCCCGATGCTGCTGGAAGGTGGGCTGGATTGGAAGCCGATGGGGTTCAGCCCGTCGGATATGGAATTCCAGAAGACCAAAGAGGCAGCGGCGCGCGATATCTCCATCGCGTTCGGGGTGCCGCCGATGCTGGTGGGCATTCCGGGTGACGCCACCTATGCCAATTACCAGGAGGCCAACCGCGCCTTTTATCGGCTGACGGTTTTGCCGCTGGTGAAACGGGTTACGGCCGGCATCTCGCACTGGCTTTCGTTGTTCAGCGGTGAGGTGGTGGAGTTGCGCCCCGATCTGGACCAGATCCCGGCCCTGGCAGTAGAGCGTGATCAGCAATGGCTGCGCGTCGGTGGGGCCGATTTCCTGACACCTGCCGAAAAGCGGGTGCTGCTGGGTCTGCCCCGCCTGTCGGAGGATGAATGAGCGCACGCAAAACGCCTGAACCCGGCTCTCGCTTTCTTTACGACAGCTTTGATGCGGCATCTGCGCGCATCGAGGCAAATGAGCGGGTGGCCGAAGAGCGGTGGGCGGCGCTGGACTGGCGGCTGGGGCAGATAGATGAGGTGCTGGAGCGTTTGGAAAAGCGCATCTGGCTGGGGGTTTACGGGGTGGCGGCCTTTCTGGCCGCACAAATGGCCGAGGCCTTAATTCAAGCGGCAACGAGGTAAGCGATGAATTGGAACCTGCAAGGCGCGCTCGAGCGCAAGTATCATCAGCCCGAAGCGGGGCTGGTCTTGACCGATGGCAGCCTGGTTAAAGGCTATGCCAGCCTGTTCGGCAAGCGCGATCAGGGCGGTGATGTGGTGGTAAAAGGTGCTTATTCGGGCAGCTTGAAGCGCCTGACGGCTGCGGGGCGCGCGGTAAAAATGTTGTGGCAGCACGACCCGACCCAGCCGATTGGCGTGTGGGATGAGGTGCGCGAGGATGCCACGGGGCTGTGGGTCAAGGGGCGCATCCTGACCGAAGTTGAAAAGGGCCGTGAAGCGGCGGCCCTGTTGACGGCGGGGGCGATTGACGGATTGTCGATCGGTTACCGCACCGTCAAGGCGGAACGCGATGGCAAGGGGCAACGCCTTTTGCAGGAGCTGGAGCTTTGGGAAGTGTCTTTGGTGACATTCCCGATGCTTCCCGAAGCGCGGGTGTCGGCCAAGGGTGATGAGCCCGAGGCAGACATGTGGCGCACGCTGACGCAGGCCCTGAACGAGGCTGCTTCAGCACTGGCCGGGCGCGGGTAACCGCGGCCTTTCACGACCAAACTCAAGGAAACCAAGATGACCGAGACTAAGGCTCGGGCCGATGAGGCTTTGCCTTTGGCCCAAAATTTTGCCGCCAATCCGGGTGCGGAAGTGAAATCCGCGATGACCGGATTTCTGAGTGCCTTCAAGGGCTTTCAGGACGAAGTGAAGCAATCGTTGCAACAACAGGAAGAGCGTTTGACCATGCTGGATCGCAAACAGATGACCTATTCGCGCCCCGTGCTTTCGGCTATGACCGAAACCGAGGTGCCCCACAAGAAAGCCTTTGGAGCCTATTTGCGCTCTGGCGATGATGACGGCCTACGTGGCCTTGTGCTGGAAGGCAAGGCGATGTCGACTGCCGTGGCCGCCGATGGGGGCTATCTGGTGGATCCGCAGACCGCCGATACCATCCGCTCGATGCTGGTTTCAACCTCGTCGCTGCGCGCCATTGCAAATGTGGTGCAGGTAGAGGCCACGACGTTTGACGTGCTGATCGACCGTTCCGAAGTTGGCTCCGGCTGGGCCACCGAAGTGGCGGCCACGACTGAGACCGCGACGCCCACGTTGGAGCGGATTTCGATCGCGCTGCATGAATTGTCGGCAATGCCGAAGGCCAGCCAGCGTTTGCTGGACGACAGCGCGTTTGACGTGGAAGGCTGGCTTGCGGGCAAGATCGCCACGCGGTTCATTCGTGCCGAGGCGTCGGCATTTATCTCGGGCGATGGGGTGGACAAGCCCAAAGGCATTCTGAACGGCACCAAAGTGGCCAATGCCAGCTGGACCTGGGGCAATCTGGGCTATATCCCGACCGGCGCTGCGGCCGATTTCGCGCCGACCAACTCGGTCGATTGCATCATCAGTCTGGTTTATGCGCTGGGGGCAGATTACCGCGCCAATGCGACTTTCATCATGAACTCGAAAACCGCCGGTGCAGTGCGCAAGATGAAGGATGCCGATGGCCGGTTCATGTGGTCGGACGGTTTGGCCGCGTCCGAGCCTGCGCGCCTGATGGGCTATGCCGTGCTGATCTGCGAGGACATGCCCGACATTGCCGCCAACGCCTATGCGATTGCCTTTGGCGATTTCAAATCGGGCTACACGATTGCCGAGCGTCCGGACCTGCGCATTCTGCGCGATCCCTTCTCGGCCAAGCCCAACGTGCTGTTTTATGCCAACAAGCGCGTCGGCGGTGATGTGACCGATTATGCGGCGATCAAACTGCTGAAAATCGCAGTTTCCTAAGGGGTAAAGGGTTTGGCCCCCGGAAAACCCCGGGGGTCAGGCGATGGGCGCGCGCCGGGATTACCGCGCCGTCTAGCTGCTCCCCCCCGTCCGAGCGGCGCGGGGTGCGCGCCCATGGTGGGGCAGATGCGTGAAAGGGACATGAAGATGATGCTGACGGAAATGACATCGGTGCCGGGGGTTACTTTGCCTGTCCAGGCGTTGAAGGATCACCTGCGTCTGGGCAGCGGGTTCAGCGATGACGGCATGCAAGACGGGCTGATCGGCGGCTATTTGCGCACGGCAATGGCGGCGATCGAGGGGCGCATTGGCAAGGTTCTGATAGCGCGCCGCTTCAAGTTGGAGTTGGAAGACTGGCGCCATGCGGGCGAGCAGGCTTTGCCCGTGGCGCCGGTTACCCAGGTGGTCTCGCTGACACTGGTGGATGCGGCGGCGGTGGCTTTGGTCATTGATCCGGCGCGCTATCGGCTGGTGCCTGATATGCATCGGCCCAAGCTGGTGGCGGTTGGGGTGCTGTTACCGCAGGTGCCGACAGATGGCCGGGCCGAAGTGATCTTTGACGCGGGGTTTGGCACCGACTGGGCCGGGGTGCCGGTGGATCTGGCGCAGGCGGTCTTGATGCTGGCGGCCGAGTATTACGAACAGCGTCATGAGGAAAGCCCGCGCAACAATGGCTTGCCACTGATGGTGCAGACCCTGATCGAGCGGTGGCGCACGGTGCGGGTCTTGGGCGGGGGGCGGCCATGAGCGGGGTGCGCCTGAGCCGGTTGATGCAATTGCAGGCCCCGCAAACCGTGCCGGATGGGGCCGGGGGCTTTGTGCTGAACTGGGTCACGCTGGGCACGCTTTGGGCGGATGTCATGGCGGGACCTGGGCGCGAGGCGGCGGGCGAAGAAGTGCGGCAGGCCCAGGTGCCCTACCGAATTACCGTGCGGGCCGCCCCCGCAGGCTCAACCGCACGGCCCAAGCCCGAGCAGCGCCTGCGTGACGGCGACCGGATTTTCACCCTTCTGGCCGTGACCGAGCGCGATGCGGCGGGCCGGTATCTGACCTGTTTTGCCCGTGAGGAGGTTCCCGCATGAGTTATCACGCAGCAGCGGCCTTGCAAACGGCGGTTTACGCAGCCCTTACGGCGGCGCCCGCGTTGGCGGGGATCAGCGTTCTGGATGCCACCCCGCCCGGCATGACCCCCGGCAGTTTTGTGCTGATCGGGCCCGAAGTGGCGGTGGATCAGTCTGACAAGTCCGCAGGCGGGGCCGAGCACCGCTTTGACGTCAGCGTTATCAGCGATGCCAGTGGTTTCATGACCGCCAAGACCATCGCAGGTGCGGTTTCCGACGCGCTGGTCGGGGCCGCGTTGACAATGGGCACTGGCAGTTTGGTGTCGATCTTCTTTCAGCGCGCCGTAGCGCGGCGGCTGGATGAAGGCGACGTGCGGCGGATCGACATGACCTTTCGGGCGCGCATCGCGTTTTAGGTTTTTACCATGCCGGACCCCGGCCTTTGGGGCGGCTTTCATGGAGACGAAAATGGCAGTTCAAAGCGGCAAGGACCTTTTGATCAAGGTTGACATGGTAGGCGACGGGCAGTTCCAGACCCTGGCGGGCTTGCGGGCCACAAGGATCAGCCTGAACGCCGAAACGGTGGATGTGACCAGTTTGGAAAGCACGGGCGGCTGGCGCGAATTGCTGGCAGGCGCGGGTGTGAAAACCGCCGCGATCTCGGGGTCGGGGGTGTTTCGCGATGCGGCAACCGATTTGCGCGCACGTCAGATTTTCTTTGACGCCGAGATGCCTGATTTTCAGGTGGTTGTGCCCGATTTCGGGGTGATCGAAGGCGCGTTCCAGATCACCTCGATCGAATACGCAGGCAGCCATAATGGCGAGGCCACGTTCGAGATGTCGATGGCCTCGGCGGGTGCTCTCAGCTTCGTGGCGCTGTGATGGCCAACCCCTTTGCCGGCGAAGTGGCGATCTGGCTGGACGGTCAGCGCCATGTGGCCAAGCTGACCCTTGGGGTTCTGGCCGAGTTGGAAACCGCGCTTGAAGCGGGGTCTTTGGTGGAACTGGTTGAGCGCTTCGAGACCCAGCGGTTCAGCACCCGCGATGTGCTGGCGCTGATCGTGGCGGGCCTGCGGGGGGGCGGCTGGCAGGGCAATGCGGCCGATTTGCGCACTGTCGAAATCGGCGGTGGGCCCATGCAGGCCGCGCGTGCCGCAGCGGAGTTGCTGGCACGCGCCTTTGCTTTGCCGGGCGAAGGATGAGCCAATCTGGCCAAACCCGGATCGACTGGCCCGGTTTGATGCGGGCTGGAATGGGGCAATTGGGTTTGCGACCCGAGCAGTTCTGGCGGCTAAGCCCGGTGGAGTTGCGGATCATGCTGGGGGCAGAGGCAACAGTGCCGCCCCTGACACGCGCGCGGCTGGAAGAACTGGCGGCGGCGTATCCGGATTTAGGAAAGGGCTAAGGCGATGGCCGAAATTGAAGACCTGCAAGACCAGATCGCGGCATTGGAGGCCACGCTTGGCGGCACCTCGGGGATGGTTGCCGCCTTTGACGGCGAGTTGGCGCGGATGCGCGACAGTCTGATGTTTACCGGCCGCGAGGTGGGCGTTTTGTCGAACGGCATCGGCGGCGGCTTGCGCCGGGCCTTTGACGGGCTGGTGTTTGACGGGATGAAGCTGTCGGACGCGCTGAAAGGTGTGGCGCGCACGATGATCGACACGGTTTACGGCGTTGCGATGAAGCCGGTGCAGAACGCGTTGGGCGGGGCAATTGCCAACGGGCTTAGCGGCCTTCTGGGCGGCCTTATGCCGTTCGAGAAGGGCGGGGCCTTTGCCCAAGGCCGGGTCATGCCCTTTGCCAAGGGTGGCGTTGTGGCTCAACCCGTGGGTTTTGCCATGCGCGGCGGGCGCGGCCTGATGGGCGAGGCGGGGCCCGAGGCGATCATGCCTTTGGCACGCGGCCCCGATGGGCGCCTGGGCGTGCAATCGGCGGGTGGTGGGCGCGCGGTGACAGTGGTGATGAACATCACAACCCCTGATGTTCAGGGCTTTCAACGCAGCCAGACCCAGATCGCCGCGCAGGCGCAGCGGATGCTGGCGCGCGGCCAGAAAAACCGGTGAGGACCCATCATGGCATTTCACGAAATCAGGTTTCCCGCCAACCTCAGCTTTGGCGCGACTGGTGGCCCCGAGCGGCGCACCGAGATTGTCACGCTGGCCAATGGCCACGAAGAACGCAACACCCCGTGGGAGCATTCGCGCAGGCGCTATGACGCGGGCATGGGCCTGCGCAGTCTGGATGATCTGGAGCACCTTCTGGCCTTCTTTGAGGCGCGGCGCGGGCAGTTGCATGCCTTTCGCTGGAAAGACTGGTCCGATTACAAATCCGGCCTGCCCTCTCGCCTGACCCTTCCGACCGATCAGATTATCGGGGTTGGCGATGCGGTGGCGCGTGATTTTCAGCTGTCAAAACTGTACCTCTCGGGCGCGGCCAGTTATCGCCGCCCGGTGACCAAGCCGGTTGAGGGCACGGTTACCATAGCGCTTGGCAATGATCCAAAACTCGAGGGCGCGGAGTTCACGCTAAACCCCACAACCGGCATCGTCACGTTTACCGATCCGCCCGATATTGGCGCGGTGATCACTGCGGGCTTTGAGTTTGACGTGCCGGTGCGCTTTGATACCGACCGGATCGCGCTGTCGATGGCGTCTTTCAAGGCGGGCGAGGTGCCCGATGTGCCGGTCATCGAGGTGCGTTTGTGATGGCGGGTGCGGTGGAATTGCACGCGCATCTGCAAAGCGGGGCGACGACGGTTTGCAATGCCTGGCTGGTCACGCGCGCCGATGGGGTTCGGTTCGGTTTTACCGATCATGACCGCGATCTGGCATTTGACGGCCAAACCTTCAAGGCCAGCAGCGGGCTGAGTGCGGGGACCCTGCAGCAGACCACCGGAATGTCGGTGGACAATTCCGAAGCGCTTGGCGCGCTTTCGGCGGCGTCGGTCAGCGAAGCGGATCTGGCGGCAGGCCGGTTTGACGGGGCCGAGGTGCAAAGCTGGTTGGTCAACTGGGCCGATCTGGATCAGCGCATCGTGCAGTTTCGCGGCAATTTTGGCGAGGTCACGCGCAAGGCGGGGTCTTTTCGGGTTGAACTGCGCGGCCTGAGCGAGCGGCTGAACCTGGCCCAGGGCCGGGCCTATCATCCGGGCTGTTCGGCGGTCTTGGGGGATGCAGCTTGTGGTGTGGATATGAACTTGCCAGGCAACTTTGCCGAGGCAGCGATCGCCGGGTTTGACGGCCTTGGTCGGATCATCCTGAACGGCCTTGCCGGCTATGGTGATCGCTGGTTTGAGCGGGGGACCGTGCGGGCGCTAAGCGGGGCTGCCGCAGGATTGATCAGCGCGGTCAAGACTGACCGGCTGACACTGACGGGGCGCGAAATAGAGCTGTGGCACGGCTTTGGCGCCGCAATTGCCGTGGGGGATGTGCTACGCCTGCAGGTCGGCTGCGACAAACGGGCCGAGACCTGCCGCACCAAGTTCGCCAATTTCCTGAACTTTCGCGGCTTTCCCCATATCCCGGGCGAGGATTGGCTGGCATCCTATCCGGTCTCATCCGGGCTGAATGACGGCGGGAGTCTTTCACAATGAACATGGGCGCACAGGTTGTGGCCCAGGCGCGTGCATGGATCGGCACGCCCTATCTGCATCAGGCCTCTTGTAAGGGGGCGGGCACGGATTGCCTTGGGCTGTTGCGTGGTATCTGGCGCGAAATCCATGGGGCCGAGCCGCGCCTTGTGCCCGCCTATACCGCCGATTGGGCCGAGCCGTCGGGTGAGGAGGCGCTTTTGCAAGCCGCGTTCGACCTCTTGACGCCGCAGCCACCGGGCGCGGAGGCACCCGGCGATGTGCTGGTCTTTCGCATGCGCGACGGGGCGATTGCCAAACATCTGGGCATCGCGGGGCGCATCGGCTCCGACGCCAGTTTCATCCATGCCTACACCGGGCACGGCGTTGTCGAAAGCCCGCTTTCGGCCCCTTGGCAGCGCAAGATCGCCGCCCGTTTTCGCTTTCCTGAAGGAGTTTGAACCATGGCCACGATCTTGTTGTCTGCTGCAGGTGCCGCCCTTGGTTCGGGGTTTGGCGGCACGGTTCTTGGCCTTTCAGGCGCAGTCATCGGGCGGGCGGTTGGTGCCACATTGGGCCGCGCGCTGGATCAGCGCATCGCAGGATCAGGGTCCGAGCCGGTGGCAATGGGCAAGGTCGAACGCTTTCGTCTGACCGGGGCCAGCGAGGGCGCGCCCATCGGGCGGGTCTGGGGGCGGGTCAGGGTGGCGGGGCAGGTCATCTGGGCCACGCGGTTTCAGGAAAATGTCACCCGGTCGGGCGGCGGCAAAGGCGCGCCCAAACCCAAGTCGGCGCAGTTCAGCTATTCGGTCAGTCTGGCGATTGGCCTGTGCGAAGGCGAGATACGCCGGGTCGGCCGGATCTGGGCCGATGGCATCGAGGTTGCCCCGCAAAGTCTGCAGATGCGGCTCTACACCGGCGACGATACCCAACTGCCCGACCCCAAAATTGCGGCGGTCGAAGGCGCGGGTGCTGCACCCGCCTATCGCGGCATTGCCTACGTTGTGATCGAAGATCTCGATCTGTCGGCCTTTGGCAACCGGGTTCCGCAGTTCAATTTTGAAGTGGTCCGCGCCGCCCAGCCTGAAGGCGAGGTTAGCATTCGCGATCTGGCGGCAACAGTGCCCGGTGTTTGCCTTATTCCGGGCACGGGCGAATATGCCTATGCCACAACGCCGGTTCACTATTCGGCGGGTCTTGGCCAGGGACGGTCGGCCAATGTCAACACCGCCAGCGACAAGACCGATTTCGCGGTTTCGCTGAACCAGTTGCAAGAAGAGTTGCCGGGCGTGGGCAGCGTCTCGCTGGTGGTATCGTGGTTTGGCAACGATCTGCGCTGCGGGTCGTGCAGCCTGCATCCCAAGGTCGAGCAGAAAGCCCAGGACGGGATTGGCATGCCGTGGCGGGTGGCCGGATTGAACCGCGCCGCCGCACTGGAAATCCCCAAGGTGGAAGGGCGCTCGATCTATGGCGGCACCCCGACCGACCAATCAGTGATCGAGGCGATTGTGGCCGCCAAAGCCGCAGGGCTGGAGGTGACGTTCTATCCCTTCATCTTGATGGAGCAATTGGCGGCAAACACGCTGCCTGACCCTTGGACTGGCCTGCCCGGACAACCGAAATTGCCGTGGCGCGGCCGGATTACAACCTCGCTGGCACCGGGCCTTGCTGGATCGCCCGATCGCAGCGCCTCCGCCACAGCCGAAGTTACCAGCTTTTTTGGCACCGCAACCGCCGCCCACTTCGGCCATGCCTCGGGCGTGGTCAGCTATAGCGGCCCGGTCGAATGGGGCTATCGGCGCTTTGTTCTGCACAACGCGGCCCTTTGTGCGGCAGCAGGCGGTGTGGATGCCTTTTGCATCGGGTCGGAAATGCGGGGTCTGACCCAGATCAGGGGGGCAGCCGACAGCTTTCCTGCGGTGTCTGCCCTGCGCGCGCTGGCGGGCGAAGTGCGCAGCCTGCTGGGACCCACCTGCAAGCTGAGCTATGCCGCCGACTGGTCTGAATACTTTGGCTATCATGCGGACGGCGATGTGCACTTCCATCTCGATCCGCTTTGGGCTGACCCCCAGATCGACTTTATCGGCATCGACAACTATATGCCGCTGTCCGACTGGCGCGACGGCGAATCCCATGCTGACGCCGCTTGGGGTGCTGTCCACAACCCCGACTATCTGAAAGCCAACATCGCAGGCGCCGAGGGCTTTGACTGGTATTACGACAGCCCCGAAGGCGAAGCCGCGCAAATCCGCCGCCCCATCGAAGATGGGCTGGAACAAGAGCCGTGGGTTTTTCGCTATAAAGACCTGAAAGGCTGGTGGAACAACCTGCACCATTCGCGCATCGGCGGCGTCAGATCGCTGGCGCCGACCGGTTGGGTTCCGCAATCAAAGCCGATCCGCTTTACCGAGTTTGGTTGCGCTGCCGTTGACAAGGGCACCAATCAGCCAAACCGCTTTCTGGATCCCAAATCCTCGGAATCCGGACTGCCAAAATATTCAAACGGCGCGCGCGACGACCTTTTGCAAATGGCCTATTTCTCGGCCATGGCCGGGCACTGGGCCGACCTTGCCAACAATCCTGTTTCGGCGATCTATGCAGCCCCAATGCTGGATTATGGCCGCTCACTGGCCTGGGCCTGGGATGTGCGGCCCTTTCCGGCCTTTCCCGCCAATGAGACGCTGTGGAGTGACGGGGTCAATTATGACGCCGGTCACTGGCTGAACGGGCGTGCGTCGAACCAGCCGCTTGAGGCCGTGGCGACCGAGATTTGCGAGCAGGCCAACCTTGCAGGTGTTGATGCGCGCCAGGCCTGGGGCGTGGTGCGCGGCTATGCCATGGCCGAGGTCGCAACCGCCCGCGCCTTTCTGCAACCTTTGGTCATGGCCGCATCGGTAGACGCAACCGAACGCGAGGGCCGCCTGACCTTTGCACGGCGCACCGGGCTGCACCCGACACCGCTTGATCCCGCGTTCTTTGCGCTGTCCGATGATATTGATGGCACGTCCGAGGCCACGCGTTTGGGCGACGGCGATCTGCAAGATCACTTGCGCCTGATCTACATCGAGGCCGAGGCCAATTTTGCCGCCCGCGCGGTCGAGGCCAGCACGCCCGACGCCAAAACCGACGTCGTAGCGCAAAGTGATCTGCCCCTGTCCCTGACCCGCGCCGAAGCCGTGGCCATGGCCGAGCGTTGGCTGGTCGAGGCCCGCCTTGCGCGTGACACCTTGCGCTTTGCCCTGCCACGCTCGCAGGCCGATCTAGGGGCAGGGCACGTTGTCTCGGTGGCGGGCGTGCGCTACCGCATTGACCGCAGCGAGTTGTCGCAAATGCAGATGATCGAAGCCGTGCGCATTGAACCCGGCGTTTACCGCGATCCCCAAGTCGACAGGGTGGCGTCCAACTGGCAACCCTTTGTCGCGCCATTGCCGGCCTATCCGCTGTTTCTGGACCTGCCTTTGCTGACGGGCAGCGAAGTGCCCCATGCCCCGCATATCGCCATTGCCGCCACGCCCTGGCCGGGGCAAATGGCGGTTTGGGCGGCGCCCAGCGACGCAGGCTATCTCTTGAATACCCTTGTCGACCGTCCCGCAGCCATTGGCGTGACAGAAACCGATTTGCCCGCCACCCAAGCTGCGCGCTGGGATCGTGGCCCGGCCCTGCGGGTGCGTTTCGCAGCCGCACAACTGTCATCGGCCCAGGAAATCGCCGTTCTGGCGGGCGTCAATGCCATGGCCATCGGTGACGGCAGTGCGGATAACTGGGAAGTGCTGCAATTTGCCGAAGCCGAATTGGTGGCGCCGGGCACGTTTGACATCCGCCTGCGCCTGCGCGGACAGCTTGGAACCAATGCCACGCTGCCGCCGGTCTGGCCTGCGGGCTGTCAGGTTGTGCTTTTGGACGGCGCGCCCGCACAGATTGACCTGCCGCTATCGGCGCGCGGTCTGGCGCGATACTACCGCATCAATGCGGCAACACGGGGCTATGACGCGGCCGAATCCGTGCTGGTGTCACAGGCCTTTGCGGGCATTGGGCTGCGGCCCTATTCGGTGTGTCATCTGCGGGCCAAAGGCGTCTTGGGGGCCGATGTTGCCCTGACATGGATCCGCCGCACGCGCCTTGATGGCGACACTTGGCATTCGCTTGAGGTGCCCTTGGGCGAAGAGACCGAGGCTTATCAGGTTTCGGTCTATCAAGGTGCTGCGCTCTTGCGCCAGATTGTGGCCACCAGCCCGGCCTGGAGTTATACGGCGGCCATGCAAACCGCCGATGGCGCGCCCGCAACCCCGCGGGTTGAGGTGGCCCAAATCTCGGCCAGCTTTGGGGCGGGGCCGGTGCGGTCCCTGGCCTTGGGATGA